GTCTGGAACGCGAGCGAGTTGATTGCGGACTGGATCTCGTTCGGCGGGACGTCCTTGCCTTCGGCCTTGACCTGGTAGGGCGTGATGTGAAACGCGTCAGACATGGAGCGCCTCCAGCCTTTCCTGTGAGCTCGGATGCAGCGCGCTGCCCGGATGCGGATGCCGACGCAGGAACATGCGCAGGCCTGCGGCCAGGCCCTGCTCCTTCACGTATTGATCCGCCACCAGCTCCTGCTCGCGCACGCGCGCGAAGACCCATTCCGGGCGGAAGATCAGCTGCAGCGTCAGCAACCACCAAAGTCGGCGCCACGGATCTCCGCGCATCAGGTGCGCGCGCTCGTGCGCGAGCACTGCATCCTTCTCGATCGCCGACAGCGAGCGGAAGAAGATGCCGGTCTGGATGGTTCCCCACGGCGTGCACCGGGCCACGAAGCGCTTCATCGCGGCCCCGCCATCGGTGAGACGATATGATCGGGATGGATCATGCCGGCCGGACCCTGCGGTCGCGGCTGGCCGGGCTGCGCGCCGGCGCGCGGCGTACCCGCGACGCCCGGCCCCGCGCCGCCGGGCACGCCCGGTTGTCCTTGCGGCTGCTTCGGCGCCATCTGCGCCTGGAGCTTGGCCTGCATGGCTTGCTGGTGCTGTTGGATGTGCGCGCGGAACAGGCCCGCTGCGTCGCCCGTGAGCTGCGCGGCCTGCAGGTGCGAGGCAATGTGCGCGCGGTCGTCGTCCGCTTGGTGAATCTCGGCCGGCAGACCGTTGTGCATCATCAGGTTCTCGTCCTCGGGTTCGAGGTGGAACAGGTTCCGCTCGTCGATGAGGATGCGCGGCGCCACCTCGGGCCCGAAGATCTGCTCCGTGCCGTACTCGAGGATCGGGCCGATGTTCAGGCGCCGGCCATCGAGCTGCTGGGGCGGAATGCCGCGCAGGACGTTCATCCACGCGATCATCTGCTGCATGCGCTGGAGGTTCTGTTGATACGACGTGCCGCACCAGCGGAAGAAGTAGCGCTGGCCGAATGCCTGCGGCGGGATCGTCTGCAGGTTCGCACGCGCGCCGACTTCGCCGAGCACCTCGACGGTCAGCTCTTCTGTGCGGAATTGCCGGTCGAGCTCGAACATCCATTCGAGCAGCGGGTTGAGGATGACTTCCTCATACCGCTTCGCGTTGTCGATGATGTTCGATTCCTGCTGCTGCGACATCGCGGCCATCTGCGCCTGATTCTTGCGGCCGGCGGGCATCTTCCCGAGCATGGCGTCGTTGACGTCCATCGACTCGTTGATCTGCTGTTTGAGGTTCTCGCAGAGCGGGATCGCGTCCTTGTAGATGGCCGGGAAGTTGGCGAATTTCGTCTTGTTCGGGTCGGTCAGCCACACCGCGGCGAGGCCCACCACCATCGACTGGTAGTTCGGGCTCGACAGCGGGTCGACCATGGTGATCGGCAGCAGGCTGTACTGCGCCGAGTCCTGCCCCATGGTCCAGAAGTCGTTCAGGTTCCACTGCAGGAACTTGACCGGCTCGATCTTCGAGATGCCGAAGAACGAGCCCGTGATGCGCTCGATCGGCGCAGAGATGATCGGCCTCTTGCCCGACCAGAACGGGTTCCGGATGATCCCCAGGATCACGTCCTGACCGGCGAAGTACACGAAGCACGGTTCTTTGCCGTTTCCGAGATCCAGGTTCGTGTGGACTTCGTAGATCAGCGCGTACTTGAACGTGCCTTCCGTGCGGATGCCGGCGTCGCCGGTGCGCTTCTTCGGGGGCACGTATTTTTCGCGACCGCCGTCCGGCTTCGCGAGGTTGTCGATCAGCTCCTTCGCCTCGACGCCGACGAAGACGCCCTCGTCGACGAACCGTTCGACGGCGTCGATCGTCAGGCGCAGCCGGATCGCGGTCGCGGTGGCCTTCTCGATGTCATTGCAGGTCGGCGGGTAGACGGCCAAGTCCTCGGTAGCGAACGAAACGATGTCCGGCCCCTCGGTCGTGACCTCCTTCGATTCCTTCTCCCAGTCCCAATCGTCCTCGTCCGCGGCAAGGTCTTCGACCTCCCCGCCCAGCTCGTGATCCTCGAGGATCGGCGGCTTCTTGATCAGCTCGGTAATCCGGCGCTGCGTGCGGGACCAGTCGACGTATAGATTCCACTGCCCGGTGACGTCGCCCGCGATCAGATCCGCACGCACGATGTCCTTGATCATCGCGGAGCGGATGTAATGCTCGAGCAGGCTGATCTGCGCGAACGGGATATTGCCGTCCGGACCGGTCGCGCCGACGTGCTTGTGGTTCACCGGGAACAGCTGCGCCAGCGTGCGTTTCATGCGCGCGTTGACGGCATTGCGCACGGCGGGGATGTAGCACTGGGAGTTGCCGGAGTATTGCTGGTTCTCGTCCGGCTGGGCGTTGTAGATGGACCAGTACTCTTCGCAGCGGTCCATCTGCTCCTGCTTGTTCTGGAAGCACTTCGCGATCTTCGGGTACAGCTTCGCGGCTTCCGTGTAGGCGTCGGAATCGGGCTGATCGGCCCAGTTCTCGATGTCTTCGCCCGTCTTTTCAGCGTCGAGCGCCCGCGCGTCCAGAGTTTCGACCGCGGGCTTGTCGTCCTGCTTCTTCGGCTTCTTTGAACGGGCCATGGACGGGTCAGCCGATCACCTTGCCGGCGAGCCGCCGCGCGGCCGAGCTGCCCGTGTTGCGGTCCTTCGGCGTGCGCTTAGGCCGGTCGTCCGGGTTCGGTTTCTTCGCGGTCTTCTCGGCGAAGAAGTCACCGACCGGGCGCGACTCGGAGCGCGTGCCCTGATATTCGCGGGGCTTCTTCACGATCACAGCCCCGGCTTGTGCAGTTTTTCGCGCATCGGGCCGCCCTGCGCACGCTCGCCGACCTTCTCGGCCTTGCCGTACGCACCGCCCTGCTGCTTGCCCTTGTAAAAGTCCGATGGGCGCTGCGACGGCGCCTTGGGGGTGATTTTTCGATCGACAGCCATGGTCATCTCCGCGGCAAGGTGGTCAGGTAGCTCACACCTTGCGGGTTCACGCCCATGTTCACGCCTTCCGGCAGGACGTCCGCGCGCTGTGAGCAGATCACATACACGGCCGCTTCGAGCCCCTCGATCAGGGTGCGATGCGGACCAGTCTCGGGGAGCGTATTCCGGTTTCCCGCTCGATCTACGGGGAAGTTGTAGCCTCCTGACATGGCGTTTAGCGTGTGATTTGCGCCTTCCTGATCGACCTGGAATAGACGTCGAGCTTTGGCTTCGGTACGGATGAGGGGGGAAAGCGCCCCTCTCGCGACGTTGATATACGCGCCGCGCATCGGGAAAAGATTCGCCGCACGCAGAGCCTGCACAATCGGCATGCGGTCAGCTTGGTCGAGCACATCGGCCGGCAGATAAGACGTCACGCGCGCACGCGGGAACGCAGCCCGCACGAGTTGCGTAATGTCGGTTACGGCTTCCTTGGGAGTGACCGGCGAGATCCAGTCCGCGACGACGACGATGCGCTGTCCCTCGATGCAAAGCAGCGACGCGGTGGTTTCCGTGCCGGTCGAGTTGAATGCCAGGACAAGCGGATGCTGTTGACTCGGCTCGTACTCGGTGACGAGGTTCCACTGCCCGAAGTCTTCGTACACCGGGGACCCCGAAAACACACGTTGGAAGTACGCGAGTGCGTTCAGGATGTCGCGCTTGCCGCTGGGGAAATTCAGGATCTCTGCGACGAGCTTTGGATGTGCGCCCTGGCCGCCTACGAGCACGATGTCGCCGGCTTCGAAGAACGGCTGCATGCCCATGATGAACTGAACCTTGTCGCGATCCTGCGGCGCCGTGAGCGGGCGCAGCGCGAGCGTCACGCCGCGGCGAAGCATCTCCGCTCGCATCGGCTGCAGTAGCCATTCGTCGAGCGAGTTTTTCTCGATCGCGACCGCCGCATCACCATATCGCGATGACGTCTTGAATGCGTCGTCGATTACCTCATCGGGCTTCCAGAACTCGCCCGACGAAGCATGAACGTAGATCTTCGTGCCGAAGCGGCTCACAACCACTCGCCCGGTCCGGTCACTCTTCTTCACGTCGGTCGTGCGCGCGGGGTCCGTGATCACCACCTTCGGCAGCCATGGCGCCGGATCCACCGGGCACTCCCGAATATGCTCACTCTCGAACGGCTTGTCCTGACTGCCGATCGCCATGAGCATGTATTCCTGCATGAAGCCGCGCAGTTGCCCTGCCCGCTCCATCTCGTCGCGCTTCCTGCGGATCCAGTCCATCGGATAGCGCTCCGGCCACATCGCTTCCGTCTCGGGGTCGTCGATATCACCCTTGCAGATCGGATAGCGTCGGCTCGTCCAGTCCGGGTTGTCGCGTAGCCGGGTGATCATGCAGTCCTCGGCCAGCGGCGTCCCGGTGACCCGGATCTTGCCCTTGACCTTATCCATCGCGGGGATCAACTCAAGGTACAACTTCCGCATCGAGGCATCGACCGCCGACTTGTCCTTGACCCGCTCCTTGTTCTCGATGTCGTCGAGATACGCGCGGTCCGGACGGATGTCTCGCCACTTGAAGCCGCGGAATTCTTCCTCCCAGCCGTGCGCCTCGAGCAGCACGCCGTTGGAAAGCTCCATCTGGTGCTCGTTCCAGACGCGCCCCGACTCCTTCAAACGACCGAATAGCCCCTGCAGCTTCGTGTTCCGAGTCGCCTCGAACTTGATCGCCTCAAGCCGCTGGCACGCCTTCGTGTACGTCTCGCCGATGATCAGGCAGTACCCGAAATTGCCGAAGCACGCCTCGATGAGCAGGTGCTCTTCCGAGAGCGTCGACTTCGCCCCCTCCCGAAACGCCTCGATCAACACCCACTCGTCGGCACATCGCCAAAGGTCCATGACCTCCACGTGAAATGCCGGTGAAGCCTGCGGGTGACGATGCGGGAACAACATCGCCGAACCGAGCGCGCGGTCGTCCGAGATCGCGGTTAGCAACGCGGCATTGGTCAGGGCCATGACATTCCTCCT